CGCGATTACCAAGCCATGCGTCTATTGACGACTGCAATTGTGCGTATGTTGTCAGGCTCATAGTTGCCCCTCCCACACTCTAAATTTAGAGTAATCTGGATTGTTCATTATTCGGTGAATGTGCGTGTCATCGGCTATAAAATCTCGATAACTCACCCCATGCTCTTTCATGTATTGTTCAACGATCATGCCGGGAATTGTTCCGACCTTGTAGCCCAGACCTGGCACTTCTCTAATCGTCTCTTTCTCACGCTTAATCTGTTGCAGAATCGGACTGACATCTTGCGTGCGTTCAATAATTAATTTATCGGCACTCTCGTCATAGTGATAGCGCTCGAAAATGTCGTTCATAGCGCAATCTTGACCACGTTTGCGTCTTGGAATATCTTCGCTAGGGCCTTGCTAATGCTAACCGTCTCGCCGACGTTTATTTGCTTCGGCGCACCGTCAACTTCTAAGAATAATTTGCGTAGGACCAACACTTTGATCAACGCTGGCGTGGCCTTTTTAGCCTTCTTAACTGGTTCGTCCATTTGTACTTCCTTTCTTCTTTCAGGTATAAAAAAACCGCCCCCGAAGGGACGGTCTTATTCAGCTACTTAGAGTTGCTTAACCGTTAGTATCTGCAACTAAACCGCTGGCGGCCTCGTTACATACTTCAAGCGTTGCTTCCCAAGTAATTTCCTTACGAACACTGTCACCAGTAACCGCTAAATCTTTAGCCGACACTGAGCGAAGCTCTGCGATTGCTAAGTATTCAGGGTCAAGCGCCAACACGTTGTCACCCACCAATTGACGGCAAGGGACTACCTTCAATGTGTGGAAATCGCCTACATAGACATCGATGCTGTTAACCAATTTCTTTTCATCCGTGTCGACGAAACGAGTGCCGCCACCAGTGAAACCAGATACAACGCCTTTGTTAGTTGGCGATACGGCCAATAACTTAGGGTTGCCGCCGTTGGTGTAGCAGGACTGAAGAACAGTGGTTAATAGAGCTTCTGTGAAGCCTCGATCTGTCCCCGCTGTCATCACGTCTGCGCCCGTACCGGCTGAAACCGCACCACTTGCACCCAAGCTCACGTTTGAGGTTAGATACGAAAAGATGCTGCCCATTTCGCGTGCTGTTGTGTCGTTACCGGCCACTTTTGCATTGCCCACCGCTGCCCCGCCAAACATAGAAGATTCCATGTCTAATTTGATAGCCTTTAAGCGACGTGCCACCTGGTATGCCATTTCTGACTTACGGCCTGCTGATTTAATAGCTTCTTGTGTACCAGGGATAACTGCGTGTTTTTTCAGGATTTGAGTATAGTTACCCAAACGAGAAGTCGCCGCTGTTGAACCTGGCGCTGCATCAGAACCCTCAATGTGCGCGTTAGTCGCACTGGCTGATTCTAAAGCGTCTGTTTGCCACTCGTGATTTGTTGCTGTGGCTTTTTTCTTCTTAATAGCCGACAATATCGGTGTTTCGGAAGGTGATACATCGAAGATCATGTCGCTTAAATCTTCACGGTTGCCCACTGCGTCGTAGGTGCTAAAACTGCCTGTTGCTTGTGCCATTTCTGACTCCTTTTACATTCTGTCGATTAATAAAGCAGCTACATCGTCAACATGACCTGAACGCCTTAATTTCGAGCGTAGGTCTTTTGTCCGGGTTGCTTGCTGCTGTGCTTTACCCCGTTTAACTCCGGGCTTAATGAGTTTTGGTGCAGACTTGACCTTTTTCTTGCCAATATCGGCTTGGGTCGCTGTCTTTTTACCCTTCATGGCATCACGAGCCAGCATCACGAAACGGTGGTCGCTCACCGCGTTAACGTCGTTCTCGTTGAAGCCGTATGACTCCATTAGAAAATTACGCATCTGCGTTTGACCTGCCTTCGCTGTTGCCTCGTCCTGCCATTCGGGTATTGCGTCGAATAAAGCTTTGCGTTCAACGTCCAGAAACTTTTGCTGCTGCTGGATTGAACGTTGCTGCTCTTCGACTCGTTGCATCTCTTGAGAACGCTGGACATCCGCGCCGATCTTGTTGATTTGCTGCTGCCTACCCTGAAAATCAGATAATAATGCAGCGTATTCGGCTGGGTCTGTCTGTCTTAGCGTCTGCCAATCGACGTTCTGGTATTCGCCCATCAGGTTGTTTCTTAGCGTATCGGCCATCGCTGAAGCGTGATTGACCCGCTGGGTCATTTCTTCACGCGCCTGATGTGCCTGCGCCTCGAAAGCCTTTCGTTCGTTGGCTAACTCTTGAGTTTTTTCTGTAAAACGCTCGCCCTTCTGATAACCGTCACGAAGATCACCTAAAGTTACATCGGTTTGCTTGCCGTTAACTTTCACCTTCACTTGAAGATTCGAGGACAGATCGTCTGTACTCCACTCCATTGCGTCGGCTAATTCGTCAAGGGTATAAACCTCTGGCTCGTTGCTCTCTTCTTCTGGTCCGTCTTGGCTGCCGTCTTCTACGTCTTCTTCAGACAACTGTTCTTCGGCCTTGATATCAATCTCTTGATCGTCCGGCTGTTGCTCAGTCGCCTCTTGCGCTGGCTCAGACTCTTGCTGTGCCGCTACAATTCTTTCCGCTATCGCATCAATACTTCCTGATTCCGGGCTGTCAGTTCCACTAAGGTTTTCTGATTCCATTATCTATCCCCATAAAAAAACCACCGGTTAGGTGGCTTGTTGTGTGCAATAACTGCACGAATGACAAGTCTCCCTGTCGTGATCTACATACCTCGTCGGTTGGTAATCCGTTTGCGTTGTAATTCGTCCGCGTCTAATTTGCCGGTCGCTACTGTGTCTTCAAATGAGCGTTTAACTCGCTGTAGAAGCTGCGCCGATAACATCAACTTGTCGCGCATCACCGCGTCAGTAATATCAGCACTTTCTATCTGGATGAATATCGCCTCACGAAGCTCAGTAAAAGCCCGCTTAAATTCAGGGTTGTCAAGCACGCGCTGGGCGTTCTCTGCTCGGATGTCGATTAGTTCGCTCATATCACCGCGCCTGGCACATCCGCAGCGTACTTCAATTCAAGTTCCGTCATGTCTTTAGCGATGGCTGCATCGATCTTGCGATTGTCGGTGGCGTTCTTCATCTGCATCTCCATCTGCTTTAACTCTAGTTTTTGCTGCTCAATCTGCGCCTGCATCTTCACAAACTCTTCTTGTGGATCAGGTTTGGGCGGTTGTGGCGGTGGTGCTTCGGCTGGGTTCTGGAAGAACTTATTAGCATTTCTAAAGCCGCTCAATTCAGTGAGTTTCGTCACCGCGTTGTACAAATTATTGGGCGTGACCGTTACGCCACCCAAGCCCGTGCCGAGCATCTCTTTTTGAATATTAATGATGCCCATCAGTGCTTGCATCTGCTGTTCTTTGTTGCCGTTGCCAATGCCTACATGAATAGTCATGTCGGAGCGTTCACGCCACTCGGTTGGGTTGACCTGCACCCATTGACCGCGCAACTTGACCACGTCGGCCTTGTCCATGTGCGTGAGAAGTAGCTGGTGAAGCTTTAAAAATAGTGACTTCAGCCCTACCTCGGCAAAGTTTCTTGCAACCAGTTCAAGTCGTTGGTTAGCTTGTTCCATTGCGCCCATATAAGCGCCCTTGGTGCTTCGCGCCAACACATCAGCGTCAAGGCCCATGGATGAGCGTGAAACGCCAGTACGGACCTCTTTTTGCTGGTCAATAAGGTTCATCGCCGGGATCACATTAGCGATCACCGACTGCGTAGGTTCAACCGAAAGGTCAGTCATGCTCTTTGTGCGAATGATGCCGTTAGCTCGGTTGGATAATAAATCATCCAGGTTAACGCCCTGCCCAACAATCGTCCGAGGGTTATTCGTGCGATGTAGATTGTTCAGCATCTCACGCATCATGACCGTCTTGACGCGCTGTAGGTCCTTAACTAGCTCACCAAACGATAAGCCTAAGTGCTTGTGCGGCATCATGATCGAGGACCACGAGGCAAACGGAATCATATCGGCCGGTTCGTTCTCAAAGATTTTGTCGCCAATTTTTACGACTCTACGTAACTCAGCGATTCCATCTCCGTCCCAATCGACTTTGAGATAGACCTCATCCACCCAATAAGCTTGCATGGTCTTATCGATTTCAGTCTCATCGCCAAAGTAGTCGTTTTCGTCTGTTCTAAAGCGTCGATTAACCCGCTCTGAATTATACGTCCCGGTGTCCTGCGAGCCGACCATGTCCAGCGCCTTCTCGTCGTAACCTGCCTCGACTAAGTCTGAGCGTAACTTGCGTGTTCGATGGGCGACGAAATCAGCATTATCGAGCGAGATGCTTTCCAAGTTCGCATCCAGTATTAATTCTTCTTCTGGCACAGTTTGAACGACCGCCCTGCCCCCTTTGTCGGTGTAGCGAACCTCCATGCTGATGAGGCCCATCTCGTCTTGCTCTTGACCGACAACCTCAATGCCCTCTGACTGAGCCAGCATCGACGCTTCTTCCATGCTCAAGCCGGTGTATTGCTCGGTCTTCGTTTCTTCCGTTTCTTCCCACCAAACTTTGACGTAGGCTGCCGGGTAGAGTAGCCCCGATTTAATCCAGTTATGAATCACTTCGTAGCCGTTATTTTTCTTCAGGAACACATGGTTAACGTAGTCTGTTTCTTGCTCTGCAGCCGCTTCGTCTTCTTGACCTGTTGGGTCGAACTCAACCACTTTGTCACTGGCGGCAAACACACGCATCAGCGAGGGCATTGCCCATTCAATCGTTTCAAGCACCTCACGAGTCACTACACTGCTTTGACCGTCCTGCTCATTGCCGAGCGGTTCGCCCATGTAGTAATCGAATGTCTCTTGGCGTTCAATCGACAGCTCACCTTCGCTCGTGCCAATCGAGCCTGAGCCGTCTTTTATTTTTTGATCAATGATCGATTGAAGCGTTAGCTCGTCCATCTGTTTTTCAGTACCAGTTTTCATTTGTTATATCCTGTGTGAACCAGCCCTTGTCTATACCGCCGTCATAGCCCTGCGCCCATTGTCGGAACGCATCAGCGTAATCTGAGTAGCCGTGTCGATCATGCTCTGGTTTGGCTAAGAAGCAGCCTCGTTTATTGTCGTATTTGCGGCCATAGCGCTCTAACGCTTTAATTCCGTCCTTACAGTGTTCTTTGTCAATCCAACAAGACGAGAGCTTCTGCGCCGTGTCTTCAATCGCTGTCGCCACGTCTTGTGTCCGCTCGACAATCTTGATGTTGTCCAGCCCCATGCCCTCTAGCATCTCTTTGTATGATTTGCCGGTGGATAGCCGGTTGTAGTTCGCATCGTGCGGCAGGTAGTGCGTGCCGTAGTTGTAACCCTGATCTTTAATATATCGAGCGTAATGCTCTAGCCGCTCTAACCTGTTCGCATAGCATTTGATGAAGCGGTCCTCAAGTCCCACACGCTGATGAAACCAAATAACAGTTAGATCAGAATGCCCGACATCCCAAAACGTATTTACTTCAATCCCGTCCTGCAGCGGCACGTTAGTTATGCGTCCCTCGTCACGCAGCCTCTCCATTTCTTTGACGTAATATGCGCCATCAAAGGCAGCGACAAATTCGCCTTCCCAGATGTGCTTGTACTTTGCGTAGTCGTGCTTTTTTAGCGCGTCCTTCTCGTTCTCAAGCTCTTTTGGAAACCAAGGGTTATCACGCCATGAAACCTTTTTAACGTATGAGTTTTCTCGCGGGTGTTCGACAAAGGTCTGCCATGTGGGGTCATCTTCATTCGCTGTGTTGAACGACACCCAAATCTCTGAGCCGTCCTTCCTGATTGTTGGGATTAATACATCCCACGAAAACTGCGAGATACTCTCACTTTCCTCACACCAACAAATATCAACGCCTTCCATCGATTTTATCTTGGTCACGTTGTTCTTCAGACCTTCAAATAGAAACTCTGTGCCATTCGCGCCAATAATCT